GGGATGATCATCGTCACTGAGCGCGGTAAAGGCTACCGATTTGCAGGACAAGTGACACAAGACAAAGAACGCGCGCCTTCCTGTACACCCTGTCAGTATTTTGAACTGGTTTGGGGTCTCCCCTACCCTAGCGGATAGAGCAAAAAAAAACACCCGAAGGTGCTTATGGCTTTTCTTTAATGTGCATTAGGAGAGATCCAAGTAGAAACATTAATAATCCAAATGCTGTTGCTGTTACTGTATCAATCATAGTTTTAAAATTTACCGCCTACTGTTCCGTTTGGTTTTTTAATAATACCACCAAACCCTTTGTTTTCTTTTATGCTTTTCATATACTCATCACAACAAGTTGCATCAGGGCAAACTACTTTACCATCTACAACTTTTATTTTGTGTCTGGTAAGTTCTTTTATTTCACCACACAAGGAACACTCAAATTTTGACATAGTTATTTATTTAGCAGTAGGGGTAGGAGTCGAACCTACATAGAGACATTTCTGTTACCTCTACCTTCGAGACAAGAAGGTGTGTCTGCCATTCCACCACCCTACTTTGTTGTAAAGTACATCGCTAATATATATCCAATCGGTAATATAATTGCGACTGCGTATATGTAAATTTCTGCCATAGCTTTGTTTTTTTTTTGATAAGGGGAAGCAACCAAACCTCCCCTCCTCAAATGCTGATTCTTAAATCCCAGTTTAAAAATCTTTGCCTACCTACTGATAACTAAAACCCATATTTAATTGAGGTAGGACTTTTATGCTCCACTCACGCAGGAAGCTCTCGTTGTGACCCTACAGGATTTGAACCTGCAATCTTCATCTTGACTAGGGATGATGTTTTTACCAATTTAAACTATGGGTCTTTAGGATCATAACCGACTTGTTATGTTTTAGATAGTAGGTCGTACTATTCCTAAAATAATTAAGGCTCAAGTCTATTCGACAGTATTATCTAGTGAACGAGATTATAATGAGCTACACTACCACTCAACGCCTTAACCACTTACTGACTTGACAAATGTACAAAATTCTTATTAAAGTATTATCAAAAAGACCTAAAAATTACAAATAAAAATACATCTTCTTGATTATCAGTAATTTAAAGTTTAGGGGTCTAAATGGGGTCTAATTGAGGTCTAAATGGGGTCTAAATGGGGTCAACGATACCCCTATAAAGATAAGGATAAGGATAAAGAGTATTCTTTCTTTTTTTGTGTTACTTTTTTTCTTTCTTATTTGTTTAGGTAGATAATTTTTTGTATGTTAGCCAAAGATGAAAAGATTACCTACAGAAATAAAAAGGCAAAGAGGCACGTTAAGGGATGATAGAATGAACCCTAACGAACCACAATCTCCTTTAAATATACCTCCAGTACCTACTTGGTTATCTGAGGATGGACAGAAATCTTTTTTTGAGTTAAGCATAATGCTACACGATATGTCTGTTCTAACTCAAGCAGATGAACTATCTCTTACATTGCTTTGTGATGCTTATGGCGATTACAAACAAGCTAAAGAAGTGATAAACACATTAGGACCAACTCAAGATGTAACATCAAGAGAAGGTCACACAAAGTCTATACAAAGACCTGAAGTTCTTATAGCCAATCAAGCCTTCACAAGAGTTTTCCAACTACTCAAAGAATTTGGTTTAACACCATCGAGTAGAGCTAAGGTGAATGCTATAGAAAATCAGGCAAATACACCTGACATTAAAATAGAAAACTTCTTTAACAGCGATGAATAATCTCCATCACATAGATAAAGATAAATACTACTTTGATGACAAAGCAGCTAAGAGAGCTGTAGACTTTATTCAAACCTTTTGTCAGCACGTTAAAGGAGACTTGGCAGGTCAAAGGTTTATTCTTGAGGAGTGGCAAAAGGATGATATTATAAAACCACTATTCGGATGGAAGTCTAAAAAAAATAACTTACGTAAATTCAGACAATGTTTTGTATTTATCCCTAGGAAGAACGGTAAGACAAACTTAATGGTAGGTATAGCACTCTATATGCTTTTTTCTGATGGAGAGAAGGGTGCTGAGATTGTATCTGCTGCTGCCGATAAAGAACAAGCTAGATTATCTTTTTCTATTGCAAAACAAATGGTGCTTCAAGAGCCACAACTTCTTAAACGCTCTAACGCTTATAGAGATTCTATAACTTACGATAAAGTTGGATCTTACTACAAAGTTATATCAGCCGATGCAGATACTAAGCACGGATTAAACCTATCTTGTTGTCTATTGGATGAGATACACTCTCACAAGAACAGAGACCTCTACGATGTACTACTGACATCTATGGGTGCAAGGAAAGAACCCCTTATGCTAGGGATTACTACGGCAGGAGCAGGTCATCAGAAGGACCACATTTGTAAAGAGCTTTACGACTACTCTAAGAAACTTATAGACGGTGTGATACAGGATGACTCATTCTTAGGGATTATCTACGAGGCAGACCAAAGCGATGATATTTTTGACGAGGAGGTTTGGAAGAAAGCTAATCCAGGCTACGGCACTATCATCACAGAGGAGTATATGAAGCAACAATCAGTAAAGGCTAAGAATGAGCCATCTTATGAAAATACTTTTAGAAGGCTACATCTTAATCAATGGGTTGCAAATGAAACTAAATGGATTAGCGATGAGAAGTGGATGGATTGTGACGAGGCTGTTACAGAGTCTAGGTTACTAGGTAAACCTTGTTATGTTGGCTTAGATTTAGCTTCTACACGAGATATTACTTGTTTAGCACTACTTTTTCCTGATAAAGAGGGTAGTTACGACATAATTATGCACTCTTTTATACCTTCTGACAACGCTCATAAACGCTCTGAAAGAGATAAAGTAGATTACCTTAAATGGCATAGAGAGGGTTATGTGGACCTTACTCCAGGCGATGTGTGTGATTACAACTACATTAAGCAAAAAATAAGAGACATATCAGAGAAATTTGATGTTCAAATGATAGCATACGATAGGTGGAACGCTTCACAGATTGTAATTGACCTTACAGAAGAAGGTTGCCCAATGATTCCTGTAGGACAAGGTTACAGAACGATGTCACCTGCCACTAAGGAATTTGAAACATTGATATTAGCAGGAAGCATACGACACGGAGGAAACCCTGTGCTTAGATGGATGATGTCTAACGTAGTTTTAGCTTTAGACCCTGCTGGAAACGTAAAACCAAACAAAGCAAAATCAAATGATAAGATTGATGGAATTGTAGCCTGTCTGATGGGACTGTCAGAGGCTATGCAAAACAAAAATAATGGTGGATCAGCGTACGATGACAGGGAGATATTCTTTATCTAAATATGAGATAATAGCCCAAGAGCAAGACTCTATAAGACAAATCTGCGAATCAGTTGCAGGTAGAAACCAAGACTATCACCTTGTGGATGATTTGGTTCAAGAAATTAATGTTATTCTCCTTACACAGCTCGAAGAAACCATACAATCACTCTACGAGACTAATCAGCTAAAGTATTTTATAGCTAGAGTAACAACCAATCAAGTTTTATCGAATACATCACCATTCCACAAGACTTATCGTGACAAGGGTCTTATGAATGCTCCTGTATATTTTGAATACGATGGTACTGCCGATGATTTATGGAAAAAGGCACTATCTCTAGAGGACAGTATGAGCAAGGACATAATTTATTTCAGATTTGAATACGGACTTAAAATATCGCAAATATCAGCTATAAAAGGTGTTTCAGACCGATATGTATATAGAGTTTTATCACGAACACTAAAATATTTAAAAAAAACTTTGTAATATTGGTTCAGTATTTAGGTGTTTTTACTATTTATTAATGTATAACTATTCAAGCAGCTTTGGGTCTATTCGATTTCTTTACAAACAAAAAAACCAACACGGACAAGGAAACTCGTTCTGCGTTTGGTCAAACTGTGCTTAACGGCATTTTCGGTAATGCTTCAGGACAAGGAGTATCAAAAGAACAAGCAATTCGTATATCGACAGTCTGGTCGTGTGCTAGAGTTCTATCCGAAACAATAGCCTCCCTTCCTATCTCGCTTTATTCTAAAGATGAAAATAATAAGAAGATTAAATTAAAATCCGATCCATTAAATAATTTAGTGGGTGAACAACCATCTCCGTTATACACCTCTTTTATGTTTTTTGAAAGAGCTTTGGTTGATTTAAGTTTTGATGGTAACTTCTGTGCTTATATAGAGCGAAATGCAGGTGGTTTACCAATCGGACTACACCCTATTCAATTTGATGATGTAGAAGTATATGTTACTCCTGATGGGAGGGGAGTTTATTATGAAGTTATACAAAACCCTGATACTCCATACCCAATAACAGGTAAAGTTCAATCTATCAATATGATTCACGTAAAAGGGATGTCATTTGATGGTATCGTAGGTAAATCACCTATTGAAGCAGCAGCAGAAACATTAGGGATTTCAATATCATTAGATAAACACGCAGGATCTTGGTTTAGGAACGGCTCACAGTTGGGAGGAATACTAAAACATCCAGGCACTCTTAAACCTGAGACTGCTAAAAGATTGAAGGAATCTTGGAACTCTAACTACTCAGGAACTCTTAACGCAGGTAAAACTGCAATCCTTGAAGAAGGGATGGATTGGACTGCTAGAACTGTTCCAAACAATCAAGCTCAATTTATAGAGTCTAGAGAATATCAAGTAAGTGATATTTGTAGAATCTTTAGAGTACCTAATCACCTTGTAAACGACTTATCTAGAGCCACCTATAGCAATATAGAAGCACAGCAAATTGACTTTGTGGTACACACTATTACCCCTTGGATTAAAAGAATTGAAGGCGAACTTAACGCTAAACTTATTCCTAGTAAAAAAAGAGGAACTGAATACTTTAAATTCAATCTTACAGCAATTCTTAGAGGAGATTCTAAGAGTAGAGCTGATTACTACAGAACATTGGTAAACATCGGTGTAATGTCACCTGATGAGGTTAGGTCGTTTGAAGATATGAACCCTATGGGTGAAGAAAGTGAAAAGGTTTATATGCAATCTAATATGATGCCACTTGACCGACTAGGTGAAGATACATCTAGACAGAAAATATCAGAATAAACTTATAGATATGAAAAATAACAAAGAAATAAGAGTGTATTCTTCTGATTGTGAAGTTCGTATGAGTGAAGGCTCTGACGAAGTTACAGTTAGTGGTTATGCTGCTTTATTTGAACACGAAAGTAGGGATTTAGGTTTTAGAGAGTCTATTTCTAAAGGTGCTTTCGAGGGAAGGCTAGATGACAATGTTATTCTAACTTTCAATCACGATTCTAACGCTATATTAGATAGGAATCAAGGTGGTACACTTAAACTCTCAGTAGATGAGAGAGGATTGAAATATGATGGAACTTTACCAAATACTTCTACAGGTAACGATGTCGCTGAACTTATGCGTAGAGGTTTATTGTACGAATCGTCTTTTGCTTTTACAGTTGAAGATGATGAGTGGACTCAAGATGGTGATGTCCATAAAAGAAGCATTAATAAAATCGGCAGGTTATTTGATGTTTCTATAGTAGGTGTTGGTGCTTATGCTAACACCGATGTTGCACTACGAGCTTTGGAGCAAATCAAGGAAGAAGTTTCCAAGATAGTAGAAGAAGTAATAGTGGAACAAGTTGAATGCGATAGTGAAGAAACACTTAATAAAATCGAAATGTTACAAAATGAATTAACACTAAAAAGTAAACTCTAAAAAGATGAAAAATTCTGTAGAATTACGTCAAGAAAGAGCAGGATTGATTGCTGATGCAAACACTCTACTCGAAACTTGTAAAACTGAAGCTCGTAACTTCAGCGAAGATGAAAAAGTATCTTACGATGCTAAATTGGTATCTATTGACAATCTTAAAAAAGACATTGACTTGGTAGAACGTCAAGAAAAACTAAATGCAGAAGTTGTTGCAACTCCTGTATCTCACTCAACTCAAAACGTATCTGACTCTAAAGAACTTAGAGGATTTTCTTTTGTAGAGGCTTTTAACGCTGCTAAAAGTGGTCGTGTAGAAGGTTTGGTAAAAGAGATGGATCAAGAAGCTCGTAACGAGAACCCTTCTCAAAACTTTAAAGGTGTTGCAATCCCTTATTCTGCTTTAGAATATCGTGCAAACAACACAGGTCTTACTTCAAACTCTCAGCCAGTAGAGGTTAAGTCTTTCGTAGACGATATGTTTGCTGCTTCTGTATTAGTTGGAAACGGAGCAAATATGTACACAGGTATTTCTGCTTCACAGAAAATTCCAATCGTAGCAGGAATTACAGCAGGTTTTATTCCTGAAAATGGTTCTGCTGTTAACACTCCAGCAGGTACTATAGAAGGTGGTCAGTTAAACCCAAGCCAAATTATCGCTGCTACTAATGTTTCTAACGCTGCTATTCAGCAAAACGCTTCTATTGAGGCTGCTTTCCGAAGAAACTTCGCTTCTGCGATTATGGCTCAATTCGAGAAGAACTTATTGAACGTAGCTGACATTACAGGTCCTACTTCTATCTTCTTGGATGGTACATCCGCTTCAACTGACTGGACTGCTACAACTGCTTTAACTGCGGTACAAGCAATGTTCAACAGCTTGATTACTAAAGGTAACGATGTAAACAAGTCTTCTATCAAATTGCTACTTAACGGAAACGCTTATGCTGATTTGACTTCTCAAATTGCAGCTAAAGATGGTTCTGCTTTCAACGCAGCTTCTATGAACTTGGTTGACAAGACTGTTCTTAACATCCCTTACGCTATATCTTCTAACGTAGGTAATGGTGCTAACGATGCAAGAGCAAGAGCTTTAATGTTAGATATGGAAAAAGTACACCTTGCAATGTTTGGTGGTCTTGATTTATTAGTTGACCCATACAGCCAGTCTTTGAATGGTGGTACTCGTCTAGTGTTAAGCACTCTTTTAGATGGTTTGATTGCTCAAACTACTGGAAAAGAAGCAGCAGTAAAATGTGTTGCAGCAGCTTAATAATAGCTTATAGTTTAAATTAAAAAGGGAGTCCTTCGGGACTTCCCTTTACTTACAATATTAATTCTATGTACTTAGACCCAAACACAAACATACAAGGCGATTTAGCGGTATTAGACGATCCAACAACTAAGGTCGTTACTGTAGATGAAATCAAATCACATCTTCGTATTGATACGGCAGATGAAGATACTTTGTTGGGTCTATATATAGATTCTGCTACTGAGATGGCAGAGAATTATTGTGGTAGACATTTTATAGACCACGAATATAAACTTTATTACAACGAGGTTATTAAAAAGGGTTCGTTAATATTCCCTAACTCTAGGTTGAAATTACAACACGGAGGTAGTGACCAACATCCAATTTGGTATATAGATGCAAATGGTGCTACTCAGAGTTCTGATGCAGCTTATGTAGATACATATTCTAATCCGTCTATATTTTATCTTACAAGCTCTTTTCCAAACGTAACCCTTAAAGAAGATGCAGCTAATGTGTTTTGGGTAGAATTTGTTACAGGTTTTGGAGCAGCAGCTACAGATGTACCACAAGCTATTAAACAAGCGATTAAGTTAATCGTAAGCGATATGTATTATTTCAGAGAAGATAGAAAGCGTAGCTTCCCTATGGCTTCTGAGATACTA